ATCCTCTGAAGCTATGCAGGCCGTTGACAACGATCTTTTAAAAGAGACGCAGCATCATTCGATGGCGATTCAGAAGCCTGAACGACAATCGCGTGTTACGTTTGGTGGCCCTAAGAAATCTTAGGACTACTGTTTTGAAACCCTTTTTGCTTTAAGGAGCAATCGGTATGGCAAACATCAATGGAAGTTTCGGCCTGCGCCCGCTGAACAAGCAGGGTTCAGGATCGAATTCCACTGGGGTTTCCAATTACACGATGTATGAAATTGCCAATGGATTGACCGATAAGATTTATCATGGTCAACCCGTTATTCCGCTGAGTACCGGATTTATCGGTCCAGCAGGGAATGCAGCGGGTGGATCGGTAAGCCTTGTTGGCGCGTTCATGGGTTGTGAATACGTTGCTAGTGTAACTGCGAAACCTACGTGGAGTAATTACTGGCCCGGTTCGGGGGCTGACAGCAATCATCCTATTAAGGCATATGTTGTTGATGACCCCGTACAACTCTTTGTGGTTGCATCTGACGCTACCCTCACCAGCAAGGCTACGATGAGGGGTCATGTATTCGCAAACGCCAATTTTTCCACTAGTATAACTGGCACGGACGCCACCGGCATGTCACTTGGCCGTTTGGCGGTTAGTACAATTAACACTACCAATACTCTGCAAATGCGGATTATGGGTTGGGTTGAAGATGCTGCCAATGAAGATTTTACGGCAGCAGGTATTGGTGTCATTGTACGGTTGAACAACAGCTTTAATGCACCCACTGGGTCCATTGCGGCTGGTACTGTTTCAACCACTGGCGTTTAGGAGGGTTGAATAATGGCTATTAGTAGAGCACAACTCGTCAAAGAGTTGGAACCCGGACTGAACGCCCTGTTTGGCATGGAATATGACCGCTACGACAGAGAACACGAGCAGATCTTTTCGATGGAAAGTTCAGATCGTGCCTTTGAAGAAGAGGTCATGCTCAGTGGCTTTGGCACAGCCCCGACCAAAAGTGAAGGTACTGCCGTATCTTACGATGATGCGCAGGAAGCTTACACTGCCCGGTATACGATGGAGACTATCGCGCTTGCGTTCTCCATTACTGAGGAAGCCGTTGAAGATAATCTCTATGATCGTCTGGCTTCTCGGTATACCAAGGCGTTGGCTCGGAGTATGAGTCAAACCAAACAGGTCAAAGCAGCGGCAGTTCTTAACAACGCCTTTGACAACACCTTCACTGGTGGTGATGGTATCGAGCTTTGCTCGACGGTTCATCCACTGGTTAACGGCAACACTTTTGCCAACGCTCTTTCAACGGCGGCAGATCTTAATGAGACGAGCCTTGAACAGGCACTCATTGATATTGCTAGTTTTGTTGATGAGCGAGGGTTGAAAGTAGCGGTTCGCGGTCTCAAAATGATTGTTCCAAAAGAACTTCAATTTACCGTAGATCGCTTGCTGGAATCCACTCACCGCGTTGGGACGGCGGATAACGACATTAACGCTGTAAGGAACATGGGAATGCTTCCTGAAGGCTCTGACGTTAACCACTTCCTTGTTGATACGGATGCGTGGTTCATTATGACGGATGCTCCAAATGGGCTTAAAGGTTTTAATCGCACCCCGATTAGAACTTCCATGGAAGGAGATTTCGATACAGGTAACGTAAGGTATAAAGCCCGGGAACGTTATGCGTTCGGTTGGTCGGATCCTCGCGGTATCTTCGGAACTCCCGGAGCAGCTTAAATTAATGGGGGGCTGTTAAGGCCCCCCATTTTTCTGGGTTCATAGCCCTAGCGACTGGCCCAGCAGACGCTTATAAAGACTCTAGGGCGAAACCTTTGTAAGGAGGTATGCCGATATGGCAAACACCACGTTTAGTGGTCCCGTTCGGTCTGAGAACGGTTTTGACCAAATTCGTAAGAACACTTCTACTGGAACTGTTGTTACGGATATGAAACTTCAAGTTTATGAGGCAACTGTAGCCGTTATTTCCGGAGCTACTACCGGAAAAGAAAGTGCTATTGCGATGCCCGCAAATTTCATCCCTATGGCAGCAACTGTTGTAGTAACAGAAGCCTCTAGCAATGCTGTTAATTTGAACGATGTTGGCAGTGATGCTGATACGGATGGATTTATTGACGGCATTTCTGCTGCTATGAATTCCACGGGTTTCAAGGGATATTTTGCATGTAATGGTGTTCTTGGTCTTACAGGTATGACCACGACAGCATCTGTAGCAACCCCCGATGAAGTTGAAGTTGTCTTGAGTGGAGATCCCGGGGCTGGCGCGGATGGTGGTTCTACTACCATGATTATTAAATTTTGGGGGATTTCCTCCACCTCGGATACCGAGTAATGAAGAGGTTAAATGTGGGGGGTGACTAATCCCACCTTCCATTTGATTTACGAGGAGGTGGTATAGCCCATGTCAAATGTTACAAATGTAAAGGCCATTTCCGTAAGTGATGAAGTGTCTGCTTCTGCTACCTTCATTGCAGTTGCCGCCCGGCCTACAGCTACTTTTACCTTGGCGAACACTTCGTTTGCTTCGGGGGGAGCAAGAATCCTAACTGCAACAACAGCGGGAACTGGCGATAGCGGTAAAACTGTCACAATTGTAGGAACGGATATAGCAGGCACTGCTCTTACAGAAATAATAACGCTCCCAGGAAGTGCCACTACGACAGCCGGAACCATGTATTTTTTGACTGTCACCAGTGCCACAGTGAGCGCTCAACCCGCAGCGAATGTTTCTTTGGGAATGAGTACCGGAGCGGCTCAATCCATATTCAACGGTAGAACACGAGTTCGTGGACTTCAGATGGCTTCTGGAGCCTCCGCAGGAGATGTTACGTTTGAAAATGGTCCTCCGGCTGGTGCTGTATCTTCCGGAAACACTGTTCTTGTAGTTAGAACACCGGGAACAGGAAATGCTGCGGTAGAACCCTATATCCCAGACAACGGCGTTTTGTGCGCTTCTGGAGCCTATATATATTATACTGTTGGAGAAATGAACCAAGTATCAGTATTTTATGATGGATAGAACGTGCCATGGACGATGTAAGTAGAAAAAATGAGTTGGACATCGTTCAAATACGCGGTGAAATACAACTTTTGTCTCAGAAGCTTGATTCTATGAAAAAAAATGATCTTGCTCACATTCAAAAAGCTGTAGATGGAATTAATAAAGTTTTATGGGCCGTGGGCATTTTACTTTTAGGTCAAGTAGCCTTCGCCATAAAAACGGCTCTTTGGAGTTGAGGATTGAGGGACTTTTATTGTTATGGCTGTTTCCGGATCAAAAGATTTCGAACCAGATGTCGCTGAATATATAGAAGAAGCTTTTGAGCGATGTGGTCTGGAGTTAAGGACTGGCTATGACGCCAGAACGGCTCGTCGTTCTCTTAACTTCTTGTTTGCAGACTGGGCAAATCGTGGTCTTAATCGTTGGACCATTGAGCAAGTAACTCAAACTGTTGCGGCAGATATTATTGAATATCCCCTGGGGACAATTACTTTATCTGTCGCCGCGAGTGGAAGCTTTTCACTTGCCGAAACGATAACCGGCGGGACCAGTGAGGCTACTGCTTCTGTCATAACAAAACCTTCCGCCACGAGTATGACTATCACAATTCCTTCCGGAACTTTTGTAGCTACAGAAACTATTACCGGAGGAACCAGTGCTGCCACGACAACTGTTTCTGCCGCGCCCTCCTTGGTGGATGTTCAATCGTCCATAGATATTTTATCTGCGGTTATTCGGCGCAGCAGCCAAGATATTTCTATTCAACGCATGAGCAGGGATGATTATTTAAGTATTCCAAATAAAACAATAACAGGGAGACCTGTTCAATTTTATGTTGATCGTCAAATTACCCCTGTAATTAAAATATGGCCCGCTCCAGAAAACAGCACCGACCAATTGATCTACGACAGGCTGGTTCGTATAGATGATGCTGATACGTCTGTTAATACAATTCAGATCCCTTTCCGATTTTATCCTTGTCTAGCTGCTGGGTTGGCATACTTCATTTCATTGAAACGAGCACCAGACAGAATACAGATTCTAAAAACTCTTTATGAAGAAGAGTTTGAACGTGCCGCCTCAGAAGACCGCGATAGAGCATCTCTTTCCATAGTTCCATCAGAATCCAGCTTACGGGTGGTAGGCTAATGGCTAAGTTTGCTTCTAATAAATATGCCCTCGGAATTTCAGATCGCTCCGGTGTAGCATATAAATTACGCGATATGAGAAAAGAATGGACAGGTTTTTTAGTTGGAAAAGATGAATGGGAAGCCAAACAACCGCAACTGAACCCTTTAAAAGTAGTGGGGGATCCACAAGCTTTGAAAAATCCTAGACCAGATAGAACAGAACCTGCTGTGACGGTTCTTTTGCCTTTCAATAGTTTTCGTTCCGCAGGATCAGGAACAACAACAATAACGGTGACAGAACCGGGCCACGGTCGCTCAACGGGAGACATTGTAAGATTTAGAGATATAAGCCCCTTTGATGGTTTTACGGAAAGTATGTTGGAAACTGCGGCAGGCTTTTCTATAACAAAAGTTGATTCTGCGAACTATACCTTTGTTGCGACTAGTGGGACAGCAACATCGGGCAGTGTTGCTGGTGGTGGCGCAAATGCATCAGCCGGTCCTGTAACGGTGAGCGCTTAATATGGCTTTTACATTTACAACATTAAAAACGGCTATTCAGGATTATACGGATAATTCTGAAGCGACTTTTATTAGTCAATTGACGAGATTTATTGTTAATGCAGAAGAGCGTATTTTAAAAGAATGCCAACTGGATGTTTTTCGCAACAACAGTTCAGGTGTAACAACCTCCACAATAAAGTTTCTTAGTAAGCCAACGGATTTTTTGGCCCCTTATTCCCTGAGTATTATAAACGGTTCTAACAACGAGTTTCTTTTATATAAACAAATTACCTTTCTACAGGATTTCACGCCAAATCCCGCAACGACAGGAGCGCCTGTTTATTATGGAGATTGGAATGATCAAAGTTTCCTGTTAGCTCCGACACCAGATGCGGCTTATACAGTTGAGTTACATTATTTTTTCCGGCCTACTTCCATTACTCAAACGGTAGATGGAACTAGTTGGCTGGGGGATAATGCGGAATTAGCGTTGATGTATGCGGCTTTAGTTGAGGCCTATACCTTTATGAAAGGGGAACAGGATTTGTTATCCCTTTATAATAATAGGTTCATGGAAGCTATTCAGTGGTTAAAGAATCTTGGAGAGGGCAAACAGACTCGTGATGAGTACAGATATGACCGCGTTAGAAAACCCGTTGCCTAGAGAATCTGCTAAGGACCCTTCTTTGGAAGGAACCTCTGTAGCTATTGTTGGTTTGGGAGGATCTCAGGGGATATTTACCTCTTCTGTAGCAAACGGTAAACATTATGATGAGGTCTGGGCCATTAACTCAATGATGGTTCCCATAAAACATGATCGAGTATTTATGATGGATCCTCCATCACGGTTTTTAGACACAGAAAAAGCAGGCAGTCAAACTTTGGCTCTAAGAAAATCTCTAGGATCTCATCCAGGGCCTATTTATACCTGTACCTTGGATAAGAGAGTTCCGGGTGCGGTTCTTTATCCTCTAGAAGAAGTGGTTAAAACCACGGGCCTGTGCTATTTCAACAACACTGTCCCATATGCCCTTGCATATGCGATATTTCAAGAAGTTGAAAAGCTTTTTCTTTATGGAATTGATTATTCATATAAAAGCAATGTGTATATGGCAGAAGCGGGAAGAGCTTGTACAGAGTTTTGGTTAGCCTGTTGCGTCAAAAGTGGCATGGAAATCGAAGTTGCTTATTCTTCATCCTTATTGGAC